CTGTGTACATCCCAGCGACCCGTCATCCACGCTCAGGAAATCGGCATTGACACGGTCGGCGAGGCGTTCGCCCAGACCGTTCCGACGAACGTCGGAAACGACACCGACACTAATCGCCAAGGTCTACAACGCTATCGGTGATCAACATCGTAGCGACAAGACCAAGGCCGACAACGAAGCCGGCGGCGAGCCCTGCCGCGATACCACACCAGATGCGGACCATGCCGGTAGGTCACTGTCCGGTTTCCGGACAAGTCAGAAGCCTGATCTCGTCGGCGGTGGTGGCGGCCTGGTACTTCCGGTAGCGGCGGCGGTTGCTCAACGTCGTCGCCCTGTCCGAATCGGTGAGATGCGCACCGCTGCCGCCCGACAGGTGGTACAGATGGTAGGCGGGTCCGTCCACCCAGCGCGTCGGCCCGGCGCAAAGCTCAAAGGCGATCTTCATCGCATCGTCGTCGTACCAGGCCCCCTCGAACCGCTCGTCGTATCCGCCGACGAGGTCGTAGGTCTTGCGGGAAACCACGTTGATCGCGCCGATACTGCCGCGGTAGCCGCGGACCAGCGTCGTCATGCACTGGGCGGGGTCGGCGGCGAAGTGGCGCACCCACCGCGAATCCCGCTCGCTCAGGGCGCGGAACTCCGAGAACGGGATGACCAGCCCGGTGTCCTCGACGGCCAACTCCACCGCCTCCTCCACCGGCTCCGGGGCGATGAGCAGATCCGACTCGGCGAACACGTACACGTCGGCGTCGATCGCGGCGACCCCGCGGTTGTATGCGGCGCTGCGGCAGAACTGCGCATTCCCGGCCAGACCGTCGCTGACGACGAGCGGGTCGTAGCCGCTATCACGCCAGTGGCACAGCACCCGCGTGAGGTTCTGCTCGCGCAGCGGATCGTTGCCCCGCGAGCGGAACGGGATGATGACGGCAACACCAGTCACCCGAAAGCCCCTTCCGGTTTCCGGCCGTCGGCGGTGACCCAGCCGCCCAGGTACTTCCGCGCCAGGGCGGCGTACCTTCCGCGCCAGTCCTCTTCCTGCTCCTCGGTGATGCTCTGCGGCCCGAATCCCAAGTGCGCCACCGTGAATCCCCGCATGAGGGCGCGGGGGAGCATGTTCACCGCGCCTTCGTCGCCCACCCTGCTGCCCGGCTCCCACAGCCTGCCGGCGATCTCGCGGGGTGAGCGGGCGCCGATCGCCTCCCACACCTTGCACAGCATCGGCCAGTGCATTCCGACCAGGTTGATCGACAGCCAGTCCTCGGTCTGGATGACGTCGACCGGCTGCTCCAGCATGTCGGCCCAGTTCTCCAGGAAGTATTCGTGGGCCATCTCGGCGTAGGCGTTGCTCTCATGGACGTCGAGCAGCGGAATGTTCAGGTCGGTGAAGCCGTTCCACAGCCCGGTCGTGATCGGGGTGCAGGCACCGTTGTTCACCACGTTGGCGCTGACCACGAACTGTGGGTTGACCTCCACGGCGTCGAGGAAGTTCCCGAACCGCCCTGTTTCCAGGAACACCACATCGTCATCGACCTTGACGAACAGCGAGTCCTTGAACCGCGGGTGGGTGTAGTGCTGCCACACCCGGTTCATGTGCCGGTATGCGGCGCGGCCCGAATACAGCGAACAGTGGGTGATGCGTTCATGCCTGATGCGCTCGACGTACTGGCGGTCGGACTCGATCCTTCCCAGATTCCACAGGTGGAACTCGACGTTCGGATGCCTGTCGAGGATGTCCAGAACCTGCGGGATGTTGACCTCAAGGTTGCCGCGGCGACCCGCGAACATGAAGAAGATCACCGGGCGATCGGTCATGGTGGTCACCCTATCCTCACAGCCCACTGCTGATCGCCGTGTCCGACGACCGTCCATCCGATTCCGGTTTCATCCGCGAACTCCTTCCAAGCACGGTATTCGTGATTCTCCGCGCCGGAATATCCGTGGAACTCATCGAACACGCAGTAGCATCCAGGCCGAAGATACGGGCCGATGTGCTTGAGCGCCTCCTTGGTTGACGAGTACAGGTCGGCGTCGAAGTGAACCAGGCCGATATAGCCCAGGGCGTCGAAGTCGAAGCGGTGCACGGTGTCCTCGAACAGGCCCACCGTGGTGGTGACGTTGGGGATTTCCGGAACCTCCCACTGGAGGGAGCCTTTCGGATAGCCGGGCCGCCAATCCTCGGGCAGGCCGACCCCGCCCTCGAACCCGAACAGCGGCATCCTCTCTGCGATGATCCTGGCGGATTTGCCCTCCCCGACGCCGAACTCGACGGCCACACCGGACGGGGCGAGGTCGAGGACGGTGCGGAGAACTGCCCACTCTCCGGGGATTCTCGGCCCCAGCGAATAGTCCTGCATGTGGTGACCTTCCCTGTAGGGAACGAACCGGGGCCGCGGTTTCTGCCACTGGAATCCGGTGGCGGCGAGCATCTTCGCACGCTCCACACCGCCGACGGTGGACCGCGTCTGGGTGGCGTACCACAGCGACTCCGACCCGCGGACGTCGGCGTACATCCAGGTCGTCAGACCGGCGTCGTGAATCCTCCGCTGCCACTCGACATGCTCACCGCCCCAGGCGCCGAACGCCGGGTCCATGCCGCCGACCTCCTCTATCACCCGGCGCTCGACGTAGAGCATGTACCCCCTGGGGAAGCCGACGGCGAAGTGCTTGTCGTCGCCGCCGCTGGACACGGCGTCGGCGGGCTGGAACGACAGGTGCGGCTCCGGAGATTCGACGTAGGGCTTCCACCACAGATTGGACACCGGGTACACGTCGTCATCAACCAGGAACAGGTGGTCGCACCCGGCGTCCATCAGCGCCGTGATGCCGCGATTCTTGGACATGGCGACACCGAGCCGGACATCGCTGCGCAGTGTTGTCCGGATTCCGGACAACTTCGGCGGCAACTCGGGGGCGTCGCTGGCGTCATCGACAACCACCAGCAGGTCACCGGGAGTGTGCTGATGCCAGTAGGCCAGCGACTTGGCGAACACCGCACGGCGGTTTCTGGTGGTGACAGAAACGCCGATCTTTCCGTTAATCGAAGCCGCCGGTGATCTGCATCGCCGCTGCGGGGCCATAGAGCCTCTCCATCGCGCGGGCTTCCTCGGTGGTCATCACCCCGGTCTGGATCAGAAGCTGGTAGGCGCGGGCGCGGTCAACGAGGCCGGGCCGGGTGTAGTCATCGCGGTTGAGTTCCACCGACTGGCTGGGCGGCAGCGCCCACTGTCCGAGCGCCGACATGACGGCGTTCGCCTTGGGGCGCAGGCTGGAGCGGTCATGGAAGTCGAACAGCGACTCCACGTTGCTGTAGGTGATCGAACCACCGGAGGCGGCGGCCAGCCCCAGCAGGAACGGGGGAACGCCCAGCAGGATCGCCATCCTGGCCTCGTTGAAGTGGGTGAGTTCCATCAACGCCACGTCTTCAGCGTTCATGCTCCTCGCCTGGTTGAGTGTCGCTCCACCGGACACGATCGCCGGGTATCCGGCGTACTTCGCCCTGGACTCGATCCAGCGGTCGAGCAGATCCCTGCCCTCGGCCTCGGTGATGTTGCGCTGCAAGCCCAGCCAGTACAGCGGGGTGCCGCCCGTTTCGGCGAGGCTGTCGGCGTACCGCTGTAGCAGCCGGATGGTGACCTGCCGGGCACCGGCGACGTCCAGCGGCCCGACGCCTCGGGCGTTGTCCGTCGTGGACGCGTACCTGATGTGCAGAATCTCGTCGGTGACGTCGGTGCGGCCCAGTCTGTACTCCCTGCGACCGCCTCGCATCTCGACGTTGATGAGCCACGGCGGGATCACCCGGAAGCTGAGCGGCCTGCCGGTGGAGTCGCGGGCCATCGGCAGCACGAACGCCTCACCCAGGTGGTAGTCCCAAAACAGTTGCTTCGCGAACTCCTGCCACGACGTGTAGATCGTCGGGTCGGGGTTGGTCATCCACTCCACAGACGGGATGACGACACCCTGTCGAAGCCGGTACACCGGCATTGACGCGAGAACTGAACAGTTCAGGTCGATGGCAGCCCAGGCGGCGTCAACGAGCTTGTTCACCCCGGCATTGAAGCCGGCGGTGCTGTTCCACCCGGGGTTTCCCCACTCGGAGGGCCATCCGGACCAGGGCGACGGGGCCACCCACGGCAGCGCGCGGGATTCCGGCAGTTCATCGAAGGCGCTGGTGTCCACCATGTTGGGATCGCCGGGGTTGAACTCCGGGCCGACCGAAGAACCGGGATTCCCATTGGCGATAACGTCGGTATTGACTCCGAGGAGCCTTGTCCAGAACGAAATGGGTCACCTCCCTGTCTTGTGAGGATTCTAGGTCACATCAACACGGGCATGGGCATACGCTTGAGGCCCCAGCGGTACGCGGCGCCAGCGCAGGCCACCGCTGGGGTGACGTCGGCGGTATAGCCGCGGCGGTCGAACACCTCAGCTTCGCCGGTCATCCAGTACCGGGTCCGCGCCATCAGCATGGCGGTGTCGAGTTCCGGCTGGCCGACGTGGACGATGGTCCCCGACTTGATCGACTCCTGGAACGCGGCATAGGCGGCGGCCATGTCGGAGGTTCCCAGCCGGGTGTATTCGATCCCGGCCTTGGCAAGGTCGGGTTCGATGGAGCGGGCCGCGCCCGATGTGATGGACACGTCCACGATGTTCTTCTCCTCGACCAGCTTCCGAATCCTCGGCACGACCTCGCCGGATCGTTTCACCGGATACGCCAGCACCACGGTGCGGCCTTCGGAGTCCTCACCGGCCACGGCGATGCAGCAGTTGCGGCGATCCGGCGAGATGTCGGCGACCAGGGCGACGGGGCCGGGCTGTTCCACGGTGGGGTCGGCCAGGTCGGCCCACAGCTTGATGTCGAACACCGACGCCTCTTCGGTGGTGCCCCACAACCCGAGCGCCTCGCGGCGGAACCCGTCATCGTCCAGGCGTCGGCGCAGCCGCTGAATCGACACGACGGGGGTGCGTTTCGGGCAGGACGGGTTGGCTTTCATCCACTGATCCACGTCGTCGATATCACCGTTCTCGTCGGCGGCGCACTCGATCCAGGCCAGGTCAGTGGACTCGCCGGACACGGCCTCTTGGCGCATCACCGAGAACATCTCCGCGTTGTCGCCGGGCTTTGGCGGGGTGCCGCAGTAGACGTGCAGGCCCAGCCGGGACGTGTTCATCGTGGCGAGCATGTCCTGCATGGCCCTCTGGGACAGAATCTGCGCCTCGTCGGAGATCAGCACATCGACACCGGGGATGCCTCGGCCGAAGCCGCGTTCCCTGGCCCCGAACAGAATCCGCGACCCGTTGGAGAACTCGACGGCCTCGTCGCCGGAGCCGAGCAGCACCCGCTGGATGAACGGGGCGACCCGCTCCTGCTTGGTGTAGGACTGCACCGACTGGAAGGTTTCGGTGTTGGTTTTGACGTGGTGGGACGTCCAGATCGCGAGCAGGCCGGGGTATTCGATGCACAGCCCGGAGATGAGGGTGGTCAGGGTGAACGTCTTTCCGACCTGGCGGGGGAGACTCATCCCGGCACCGCCGATGGTGTGGGCGATCTGCCCGTTGTCGCGGTAGGCGAGCAGCAGGCCACCGATGCCGTCCTGCCAACGGTCCAGTTCGACGCCCAGGCGTTCGGTGATGGTGCGTCGGACGGGCGGCCAGTACGAGCCGGTTATCCCGTCGGGGATGACGAGTCGGCGGGCGACCTCGGACAGCCGACGCTCAGAGGTCGGCGAGATCCCACTCGGTTGCTTCGGTTCCGGTGACGCCAATCTGCCTGACCTCCTGTTTGCGCTGCTCCTCCACCTCGGCGATCTCCTTGACGACGTCCTGAAGTCTCCTGGTCAGCGGGCTGAGGTCTTTCGGCGGGCATTCCTCCATGGCTTCGGCCAGCCTGCCCCGGATGGCGCGGAGCAGTTCCAGCCTGTCGCCGGATGCAGCGGCTCCCGAGATGCTCAACGGAAGAACTCCAATGCTGGGGGTGGTGGTGCCGCCTTGCGGCGGACTTCGGCCATGCGGCCGGGCGAACCGTCGCCTCGTTTCATATTGCAGGAGTGGCAGCTTCCGCGCACGTTGGCGCGGACGAGCTTGAGGTCGGGCCGGTACTTGATGGGGATGATGTGGTCACCGGTCTGGGAGGCGATGGTGCAGCCGGGGAGCCGCAGTCGGCACACCGGTTCTTCGCGGACGACCTGGTCGCGGAGCCGCCGCCACTGCCGGCTGCCGAGTTGGCCGGTTGTCCTGCATGGTTTTCTCGGCATGAACCGAATGTAGGTTTCGCCCTCTGGCGTGTCAACAACAGTGAATGTCATACATTGACCTACCGTGGGGCCATGCGCAGAGAACCTCTTCCCCTGTGGATGAACGGTGCGGCGTGCGGATGGCACTCGCACCTTCCCTGGACGGGCGACTTCATGCCCGAGGGTGACACCTACGCCGAGATGAGCCGGGTGTGCGCGGACTGCCCGGTGGTCATCGAGTGCAGCAGGCACGCCTTGGATGAGGCGAGCGGCGGGTTCTTCGCCGGGGTGTGGCTGCCCTGGAACGATGGCGGCACCAAGAACCGGCGGGTGCGGGGGCGGGCGCGGGCGGCGCTGCGGTCGAGGGTGAAAGGCGGCGACCGTGTCCATGCCTGACAGCACACCGGAGGGCTGGGCCGAAGCCGACGTGGAGGCGATCATGGCGTGGTTCGCGAGCATGGACCCCGATGACTGACGACCTCCGCACCCGCATCATCGCCGCGCTACTGAGTGAGGACGGCGTTGCTCTCATGGCCGACGCGGTGATCCGCGAACTGCGCCAGGAGTACCGAATTGACATTGGATACGGCGGTTACGAGTTTGAGCAAGACCGTGCTGCCGCCGTCGAGAGGTTGCAGGAAATCCACGAGGACTGGGGCGACGACCCACCCGAAACCGGCACGGTCCTTCAGCACCGCTACGTCACAGAATGGGAGAACGATGATGAGTGATTTCGTGTCGGAACTAACTTCGCTGCTGAACCGGCACAGTAGGGAGAATGGTTCAGGCACGCCGGATTTCATCCTGGCCGAATATCTATGGGGATGTCTGACGCACTTCAACTCCCGCGTCGTCGATGATGCTTTGGCTGAATCGAAACCTCACGCCAAGTCGCCCACGCCGGCCGTGGAACTCAACGAGTCGGGCGTTGACTTTGATGCGTGCGCCCATTGCGGCCACGACGACAGGGCGCACTGGGTAGGTGCCGACGACAATGGCACTGGCGGCGTTTGCGGTGTCATCCGTTGCGGATGCTCACTATTCGCCGACGGGCCGCCGAGGCACCCCGGCCCGCTGCGCAACCCCAAACAGGTTGCCTGGTTTGAGTACGTGATCAAACGATGACTAACCCGTGCCGCTGCTGGCTCACCAGCCCACCCATCACGCACTCCGGCCACTGCTGCCTGCGCGACGATCCGACACCGCTGGCCGACATCGTGCCGGGAACGCCGCCGCCGTGCGGGCACTGGGTGGAATCGGCCACGGCCGCAGACGAATTGGAGGCAGCCCGTTGATCAGTTTCGACCGTGATCTGGTGTTCGTCGATGTGGAGACACTCGGCTTGGATCGTGAAGCATTCGCATATCTAGAAAGAACCGCCGCCGATGAGTGACCTCCGCACCCGCATCGCCAATGCATGGAAACGCGTGCTTGATCCAGACTGGAAGGTCTACGAAGCACTGGGAAGATCCCAACCACGCTGTGATGATTGTGGGCGGGTCATCGTTGTCGGATCGGCTACAAACGGCTACTGGCGTTGCAGTTACTGCCAAACGGTGAGGGACTTCTGATGTCTGACGACCTCCGCACCATTAACTGCCCATGCTGCCAAGAAGCCATCCGTCTGGAACTCAGGGCAACCTACCCCGACAACAACTTCAAGTCCGTCCAGATCAGCGTGGAGGATGACGATGAGTGACAACTATGACCTCCGTACCCGTATCGCCGCCGTCGATTGGTGGTTCACGTTCGCAATCCTGCTATCTCTGGGATTTGTGGCTGCCGTCGCCGTGGGTGCTTATACCTGGGATCGCCACGACAGGGCAGATTCATGCGTCAGGTTGGGTGAACGCACCGGGTATCGAACCCAGTTCACCGATGACCTGTTCGGGGTGTGCCTGATGCAAACACGTTCCGATGGCATGGTTCCGGTTGTGGGGAGATTCACCGATGGCTGACCTCCGTACCCGTATCGTGGCGGTGCAAGCCGATCACGTCGAAGGGCAGCTAACCAACTACGACGACGATGGGCGCGAAGAGTGTGGATGCGGTCACCAAGGCAACGCCACATACAGGGAACATCTGGCCGACGCGGTGATCCGCGAACTGAACGCCGACTACATCTTGGTGCCCAAGGGCCACACCATCGTCCGGTGGCGATCACCGGACTACTCGCCAGAGAGCGTATTCCAGAATTTTGAAGTTATCCCCTGGAAGGAGCCGACGATGAGTGACGAGTACGTCGAGTGTGGCCACCAATGGGTAGATAAAACCCACCGCACCGTCAATCGCCGGGAGGCTTGGTACGGGCGCGAGCAGGATCAGCAATTCGGAACGCCGGTACTGGCGACCGACGATGACTGACGACCTCCGCACCCCGCGCTAACACTGGCTGCGTGCGCCGATCCGTTTACGCCTGCAACCGAAGGGCCAACCGATGACAGGGATTGTCCGGATTCCGGACAACCACTAACGAATGACGATTCGTCAATCAGACTTCTATTGACATTCCTTATGACACTGGGGAGAATCACTTCCCATGACACGGGTTGACTTGGATAAACTGCGCTGGGCTGTGGAGGCGATGCGGTACATCAAGGAGCGCAAAGCCGAACTCAAGGAACTGGAAGACCGCGCCCGACCCGCCCTGGAAGACGCACTCGGCGACGCCACCGAAGGAGAACTCGACGGTCACACCGTCGTCACCTGGAAGTACCACAAGCGCCGCGCCCTCGACCAAGCCGTTCTCCGCAACTCCTACCCCGAAATCTACGAATCCTGCCGCGTGACCACAGAGGTCCGGCGGTTCGAGATCACCGAATGAACTCCGAAGAGTTCTTCTCGGGCAGCAACCCGGAACAGGACGAGTTCCGCGACGAACTCCTCCAGATGATCCGCGGGCGCTACGAAGCCACCCCCCGGCACCTCCAGCGCGAACTCGGACCCTCCGACATCTCCCATCCCTGCATGAGGAAGATGGCGCTGGGCATCATGGAAGCCCCCGAGATCAACCCCCAGTTCGACCCGCTGCCGTCGATCATCGGGACCGCCACCCACTCCTGGCTGGAATCGGCGGCGGTCCACGCCAACATGGTCGCCGGGCGCACCCGCTGGCTCACCGAGACACGGCTCACCGTCGCACCCGGCCTGACCGGATCGTGCGACCTGTTCGACCTCGACACCCAGACCGTCATCGACTGGAAGGTCATCGGATCGACCAGATTCGCCAAGTACCGCAAAGACCCCGGCCCGCTCTACCGCACCCAGGTCCACCTGTACGGCAGAGGCTTCGAGAACATGGGACAGGAAGTCAAGCGGGTCGCCATCGCCATCGTCCCCCGCGGCGGCACGCTCACGTCGATGCACGTCTGGAAGGCCGACTACGACCCTGCCGTCGCCGACGAGGCGCTACAGCGGCGGGACGCGGTGCTCTGCCTCCTCAACGACCTCGACATCCAGAACAACCCCGACAGGCTCGCCTGGATCGAGACAACCCCCTACGACTGCACCTGGTGCCCCTGGTGGCGGCCCCGGCCACAAGGGCCGATGGAGTGCCCCGGAGAGGGATGAAAGCCCCCCGACGCGACAGCGGGGATCATTCACTGTCGCACTTTTAACAGGAAACACAGGAGATTGGCATGACAACGACACAGGATGTTGCGGGATTCTTCGGAGCGACCAGCGGCAAGGGGATCAGCTTCCCCAACCCCGGCGACACGGTCACCGGAATCATCACCGCGGTCCACCCGCCCGAGCAGCAGACCGACCCCGCGACCCAGGCGCTGGCGTTCGACAAGAACGGCAGGCCGAAGATGCAGGTGCGGATCGACCTCGCCACCGACCTGCGCGACCCGCAGATCGACGGCGACGACGGATCGCGCACCCTGTACGTTCGCGGGTGGATGAAAGGGTCGGTCGGTGACGCACTGCGCAAAGCCGGGGAGAAGGAGCCGAAGGTCGGCGGCAAGCTGACCGTCACCTTCACCCACCAGGAGGCACCGAGCGCACCGGGGCTTTCCGGCGTGAAGAAGTTCGACGCCACCTACGAGCCGCCGGCGTCGGCCACCGCGCAGCACTTCGCCGCCCCGGCGGGGCCGAAGAAGCCCGCCGGGATCAGCGACGCGGCGTGGAACGGGATGGACGCCGCCACCAAGGCGTCGGTGGCGAAGTCGATGGGCGACACGGAGCCGCCCTTCTGATTCTGTCCGCGGACTCTGTCCGGAATACGGACAGTCGCTGAGAATGAAGGCCCCGGCTTGGCGAAGCCGGGGCCTTCCTCACAACTACCACCAGAAGAGAGAGAGGCATGAGCAAAGCCGAAGAGTGCATCACCAGGGCGATGATGGGGTGGCTCAACTCCCCGCCGGATCAACGCACAGATATCGGCACGGCGGCGATCACCGCGCTTCGGGAAGCCGGATACACGGTGCTGAGCGACAGAGAACTGGACATTGAGATCGCGCTGGCGCACGAAGCCGGGATCTACGACGCCACCGCCGAGGAGGGACTGTGACCTCACCGGACAGCCCACTCGGATACTCCAAGACAGCGCAGACGTACTGGGAGAAGGGCTGGATCGGCGTTCTGCCGCTGGCCGCGCGGAAGAAGTACCCGCCGCCGAAGGGCACCACCGGATACGACGGGTTGGACCCATCGTTCGCCGACGTCACCGCCTGGACGGAAGACTTTCCGGACGGGAACGTGTGCCTGAGGATGCCCGAGGGCGTGATCGGCATCGACGTGGACGCCTACGGAGCCAAGGGCGGGGACCGCACCCTCGTCGAAGCGCAGAAGCGGTGGGGTCCGCTGCCTGGTGCGCCCATCTCCACCAGCCGCGACGACGGGGTGTCCGGAATCCGGATGTTCCGCGTCCCCGGCGACGTTCCGCTCAGTGAATCCATCTCGTTTCCGGAACTGTCACTGGGCGACATAGAGATCATTCAGCGCCACCATAGGTACGCGGTGGTGTGGCCGTCGGTGCACCCCGAGGGCAGGCCGTACTGGTGGACGAACTCCGACGGGCAACTCATCGGGATACCCGCCCCGTCGGAACTGCCGATGCTGCCCCAGTCGTGGGTGGAGGGGCTGCGGATCACCCGCCGGGCGCTGCTCATCGAGGACTGGTCGGAGATCGACATCACCCGCGCCCTCACCGAGGGGGCACCAGCCCCCGCGGTGCAGGAGCGGCTCGTCCAGGCGATCAGGGAGCTGAACCTGCCGGGATGCTCGCGGCACGACACCTGCTGCCGCCATGTGATGGCCCTGGCCCGCCTGGGCATGAACGACCTCCCCGGCGTGGGCTACGCACTGACCCAGTTGCGGCAGGTGTTCGTGGCCGTGGTGGCGGTGGACGGCTCACGCACAGAGGAGGAAGCGGTTCGGGAGTTCAACCGCATGTTCAGCAACCCGAACATGGCGCGGGAGCTTGCCCAGCCGGGAATCACGGACTGGATGAAGAACCTGCTCGGCGGCGGTCCCGACGCGAAGATCGCCCTGGACGCGGGGCTGCTCACACCGGAGCCTGCGCCGGAGCCGCCGTTTCGGATCGAAGCCGTACCGGACGAGGAACCGGAACCGGGCGGCGCGGGAGGCCCCGACGCCGATATTGCCAACATGGGTGGGGCCAGCGCCGGGGCCGCGCCGTCGTCACCGGAGCCGGGAGACCAGGACGACGAACAGGGCGATCCTAACCCGCCGAGGCTGGAGGAACTGGAGCAGGACTTCTGGACGGCGCGACCGGAACTTGAGTTGGTGTTCACCGCCGCGTTGAGCCGCATGGCGTCACCGTGGGCGGTGCTGGCCTGCTGCGTGGCGAGGGCGCTGTCCTTGGTGCCTCCGACTGTGGTGCTGCCGCCGGTGATCGGCGGAGTGGGGTCGCTGAACTGGTTCGGGGTGATCGCCGCCAAGTCGGGCGGCGGCAAGGGCGCGGCGATGGCCGTCGCCAGGGGACTGGTTCCCGGCGACATTCTGATGGCGGGGATCGGTTCCGGCGAGGGGATGATCGAACGGTTCAACCGTGGGAAGGGCGACGACGACGGCGAGGAGATTTCGTCGGTGCTGTTCAACATCGAAGAGATCGACTCGCTGGGTTCGATCACCGGGCGCAGCGGCCAGACCACAATGGCGATTCTGCGTCAGGGTTTCTCCGGTGAGCAGTTGGGGTTCTCCTACCGGGGCCGCGCAGGGGAAGTGGTGCGGGAGCAGAGCTACCGGATGACGGTGATCGCCGCTGTGCAGCCGGAGCGGGCCGGGGTGCTGCTGGACGACTCCGGTGGCGGGACGCCGCAGCGGTTCATGTGGTTCCCCGGCAGGGACCGCCGGATCACCGCCGACGCCCCGGAGTGGCCGCTGGATTCACTGGGTGACTATCAGGTGATCCCTCTGCCGTCGCAGCGCGACCTCCGTCCCGGCCCGGTGGCGATCCCCGACGAGGCACGCGACGAGATCATCGCCGCCAGGGTCCGGTCGATGACCGGGGAGGGCGACGACGACCCGCTGGAGTCGCACCGGCTGTTCGCGCGGGAGAAGTTCGCGTTCGCGCTGGCGTTCCTGAACGGGCGGGCCGAGATCGACGGGGAGGATTGGAGGCTCGCCGGCATCGCCAGCGATGTTTCCACCTGGATGCGGCTGAAGGCCGCTGAGGCGTACCGCAGGGGCAAGGAGGAGGCGTCCCGCGAGATCGGCCATCAGCGTGGGCTGGCCGCCGACGAGCAGCGGATCACTGAGACTCGCAGCCGCGAGGATCACGTCGAGCGGGTCGCCAAGTGGATCGTCAAGCGCCTGAGAACCCAGCGCGGCGGCCACACCCAGGGCGCTCTGCGCAAGGCGATGGCGAGCCGGGATCGGGTGCGGCTGATCGACGGTCTGACTATCGCGCAGGGCTGGGGGCTGATCTATCTGGCCGACGGCAAGTGGTACGCGGCGTGACCCGCCGCGCAGGGCGCTCCTGGGCGCTCCCGATGCGAAGGTTAACGAAAGGTGAACAGAAGGTGAACAAAAGAGGAGAAAGAAGCGATTATTCCCAGCAAAGGGGGGGAGTGGACAGGACTTGTCCTATGAGCGCGCCCGCCCCCCTCCATAACCGCAGGTCAGAGCCCCTATATGATTGAGTATTAATAATAATAATTTAATAAGAGAAGGCATATGCGCAGGTAGGCAGGGGGGGGCAGGGGCGCGCAGTGGTCAGTCCCCGTCCACCTCCCCCCCCTCGTAGCAAACATGGTTAACGGCCAAACCCAGCGGAAGGAGCGGAATTGACCCCCAGTGACAGGGCTGCGATACGACAGCGGCCCTTCTGCGCGGGATGCGGGACGTTCTTCGCGGTGAACGCGGAACACCGCGAGGACTGCACCCGGCGGGACACCCGCACCGACACCCTCACCCCGACACCGACGACGACGAAGGAGACCCATGTCCGACTTTGACGACCTGCCCCTGATTCAGTGCCTGCCGCTGCCCGTCCCGGTCGGGCACCCCGAGCATCCCGAGTTCCGCGGCTACGACACCGACAGCCCCCGCGGCACCGGCACCACCCCGGCGGAGCGGAAGGGGCCGAACGAATGAGCGTCTGCGTGGACTGCCAAGCGGAGGGGATCACCACCAAGCGGCCCATAGCGTCGGGAACCCGCAAGCCGCGCTGCGCCAGCCACACCCGCGCCCACAGAAAGCGGTCCAGATTCAACGCTCACGGACGAACGGTGCAAAAGGTATACGGAGTACCGCAGGAGGGGTATTGGGCGCTCTACGAGGCGCAGGGAGGCCGTTGCGCGATCTGCCAGGTCGCCACCGGCAAGGTGAAGCGCCTGGCGGTTGAGCACGACCACCAGACCGGCGAGGTGTACGGCCTGGCGTGCGGGCCGTGCAACATCATGCTGGGGCGGCTGGGCCGCAGGCCCGAAACCTACGCCAGGGTCATCAACTACCTGCTCGACCCACCGGCACGGCGGGTGCTCGGCCCCACGTTTGTTCCGGAGTCAATTAATTCACCC